GCCAAAAGTTGGTCTAACGAAGACATTACCATCAATAAGCTTGACAGTTGTACCACTGGTTGTTGCTTTTCTTATCATCGCTAAAATTAGGACAGCTGAACCGCAAAATATATCGGCTCAGCAGATGAACCGCACCCTGAGTGCTAAATAAGACGTTGAAAAGATTTGAAGCGAGCTCCAATCTCTTTGTCTTTCTCAGGCTTTAATTCGCGTCCTATTCCTCTATAAATAGTTCTAAATGTAAAAAAGTTTGGTATCGTTTCATCTGGTCTCTCAATCTTAAAGAATACGAGAGCCATAACTTTACCTTTGAATTTTCTTGCTTTAACTTGGATAACATCACCTGGCGCTGGCTGGTCTTGCTCATCAAGGTATCCATATCCATATCCTCTGTTCCAGTCAACCCATTTTATGCTATCGCTGAGCTCCCAATAATTATAAATAAATTTCCTTGGTCTCAGCCTCATAAATAAATATTTTAAGCTGTCTGATACTATACCTAACGGTGGTTTACGCATCATTAGTTTATCTGCGTTAAAAAACTTAGTCAATATGATTATGGTTAAGATAGAACCAATCCCTGCGCTCGTAAGGTGAGCTATGATTTCCAGATAGTTGATATCCATAAGGTTCCCACCTTTAATTGATAGTTTGGACGCCAAGCTCAGGAGGTGTGACCTCTCTGAACTGTGCTTCTGCGATTTCAGCTCTGTTCCGTTTGTCTGTCACTTCGACTATACCTAAAACTTTACCGAAGAACTCATAGCTAAATCTAGCTAGAGCAATCTGGTCCTTCAGGCTAGTTGGTTCGGCAACCAATAGTCTGGCAGTCTTGTCAATAAACAATTCTTCCATACTTTTGAAGTTGCTTAACTCCATAACCTTTAACTGGATTTTATGCATATACGGTTTTAGAACATCCATGAGCTCCTCCTGAACCTGTTTGTCCATTAATAATTTGTTAACTTGCATAGTAACATTGGGCAATGTGGTTAAGCGTTTAACCTTATATGCCTTGAGATATGCAGAATACGGGTCAAAGCCCATACCCATTAGAGTGATGAACTCTCGCTTCTCGATAGTTAAATATTTCCCGAGAGCGGAAGTGTTACCCAAAGAGGACTTGTTGTTATTCGTTACCTGAGCATAAAAGTTTTTGGTTATTTTCTTCTCGCCCTTAGCATCATAATAAACACCGAAGATGCCCATCGGGAATCTAAAGGTGTCAGTGTATTGACCTGACCTGTGACGTTTATTAACAAGTGTTCGGCGATGTAAACACTGCACAACATATCCATCGTCGGATACAACCCAATCACCTACTTCGATATCTTTACGATGCCAAGGGGTCTTGGGTTCTATGCTATGTTTAACAGCCTCGTCTGAAGAATCATATATAATATGTTCTCCTTTGAAATTTCCTCTTCGTACAGTAAACTTACGCATCTCGGAAACCTTAAAAAATTAAATTAAATGTGGTATAGAATAAGCTAAAAACAGCATATGATGCTAAAAGGCATAAGCCTATGAACATAAAAATTCCACAAAGCCACGCAAATGGCGCTATAGCCCACTCTAAGAGCTCTTCTTTTACCTCTTTAATCGCTTTCCTTAGCCTCTGACTTCTTGTCGTCTGGTTTATCGTCGCGAATTTTGTCATCTTCAACCTCTTCATCTAGTATGGTTATACTTTTCTTCTTCCCTTGTTTGATAGCGATTGGCTCGTCTATCTCATCAAAGGAAGCTGAGAAATGTATTGCCTTGGTATCCGATTCAAATTTACCGATACTTGTACCCTCAAACTTAACTAGCTCTTTCTTATCATCGACAGTAATAGATAAAATTTTATCATTATCGGCAATAATACTGTTGCTAATCAAGAATGCGGATAGCTTTTTTGCTTGTATTCCCAAGATAATACTCCTTTTACTGTTAAGATAACTAAAAACAGTTCAAATGTCAAGCGTTATTTAATTTCTGTTGCTTTACTATTATCATCTTTTCTTTGATGAGTCTCTTTGTTTTTAGTCTTATCATAGAAGTGTTTCTTCTTAGGATGGTGCTCATTTTCTGTTTTCTCACCTCTTTTGGGAGCACCTACACGAGTTTTCAGCTGAATCATATTCTTTGGAGAGTTCATAGCTTTCACTATATCCATTCCAGTGATTGCAACTGTAGACCTGTGCCCACCTCTTTGTGGAAAGTCACCCAGAGGATTGCCAGAGATAATAGTATTAACTATATCTGCTAGCTGGTCGGGGTCAAATTGAACGGGCTCATCATTTTGGAACTCACCCATATCATATTGGTCACCTTCATCTTCGCCTTCTTGGACAATGATGCCGATGTCAACATAATCAAATTTCAATTTCCCTAACATTACATTTCGGACCTTCTCTTTAACACTCTCAATGACGAGACCTAAAGTTGCCTCTAAGTCGTCCATCTTTGAGATAGAGTGGTCCTTCTTCAGGATATTATCCTTGAGTAGAAACCCTGTGTCCATCTTGAATAGAGTTAAATCAACTCTACCAGTCTCGTTAATATCGAAAAACGGGATATCAGGATTTTTGTTTTTCTCGCTCATACCTATCCTAACTTTTATGAAATTGGCATTGATAAATATAGAGAAATAGCTATAGCCTGATATTTATAGCTTGTGCGGGGTTCTCGATTCTGTTTTGCAACCTAAACGAAAAACAAGCTATGACTATAGCTATCCTCTTAGGCTATTTGATTTCTATCAGTCTTCGCTTTTTACCTGGGAAGATTTGAATTGTATCTTGACAATTATCTTTCAATAGTAAATTCACGGGCATATCTTTTTGATAAACTCTTACGTGTTGTTTATCTACTATTATACAATCATCTTCACCAACTTCAACTTGACTGATAATTCCTCTCTCTGTCTTACGATTCCATAACCATATGATTAAACCTATCAATATGATTACTATAAATCCTAAAATCCAGAGCGCTGTGTGATTCTCCATAACTACCTCTTCTTCCCTGGATTCCTTTTCTTGAATCCGTGGTCGTTGTCCTTCTCCTTCTTAACCTTAACTTTAGTTTTCTTAGGCTGAGGCTCGGTAGGTTCAACTTTAGCTTTAGTGTCTGGAGGCTCACCCAATGGTTCATTGTTCTCGTAAGCTTTAATTGCCTTATACAGGGCTGACTTAACAAGAAAATACCATTCATCTTTATCTGCTTCCCTCATAGGTTCAAACCGCTTATTGGATTTGAATGCGTAATAAATAGAAACAGATATCCATACTATCACGACTACTATCAACGCTATGAGTAATACTTGAAGTATACCCTCAACTACAGAGTCGTGAGGTATGAGTTGAGTGAATGTTAGATTCACTATCACCTCGCTATTAGTGTGATTTAGTATTATTACCCTTTGTAGGTAAAATATAAAAGTAAGTGCCCAAGCTTAGCCTGAACACTTACATTAAACTTATCTCTTCTTTCCGAAGCCAAAGTTTGTCTTAGAAGCTTGAGCCTCTTCTTCATTATCTTCATCTCTGTCACGTTTCTTAAAGGATGTAACTCCACCCTTAGCACTTGTGACCTGATGCTCAACTTCAAGAGCAAACGTTAATCTACGCTCATCGTTGACCTTAATCAACCTGCCGACACCTTTAGTTTTACCATATCTGATGTCATATGTAGCATAAATAGCTTCACCAGCGTCTTCAGCGAGTTCAGTGAGTTCGTCCATAATATCTTCTGCAACTTCACCAACATCGTTGAAGCCCTCTGGCATTTCTTTAGGACTTTTAGGTGTTATGGTAGCATACTCACCATTGTCCTGACCTGTCCACTGTCTGATGTAACCAAATTGGTTTGACAGCCAATCAATCTTTGCATCGAGCTCATCTGATATCTCAAAGTTCTCGTGAGATTGATTCTTAGGCTCAGCAGTTTTAGTTTCTTTCTGCGTGTTCTGCTGATTACCTTTATTGTTTTTCTGACCTTTTTTTACTCTCAAGGGTATTCTCCTTTATGATTAAATACTGGTTAATGATAAAACTCTGTTAAGAAGCTCAAGCTAAAGCTAATTAGCCTGAGTCTTCACCTCGGACTTTCCATCTTTCTCTTTATCTTTCTCATCCTCATCGGGGTCAATTAAGAAATAGTAGAATATCTCACCCTTTCTAACTTCTCCAGAGTGATAACGCAATAACATAATATCATCGCTTTCTTCCTCTACTACCTCGCATTCAAAGATTTCTTTGGTCTCATCATTCAGGACATACCCAATAAATGGTTCAGCAAGAGATAACTCTTGATTAGTTCTGGGTATGTGGACTTCGAGGCAATCCATATCGTCTTTCTTAACGACACCCTCGGCTTCACAATCCTGTAGAAAGTTTGCCAGCCGTTCTACAAACCTTACAGCTGATTTTCTTCTCACTTGCGCTCCTTAAGATTAATTAATAAAATGTAATATCAAGTACGACGCCGTTGCGTGCTAATAAAATGGGGCAATGAAGAGATTTGAACTCTCATCTACTGATTCCGTTATGGGTCAATTAATTAACAAATAGGAGTTACTATGCTTATTATAAGCGGAACCAGCGCTTTAACCAATTAAGCTACACTGCCCGTGTAAATACAGCGGAGAGGCTGATGAAATTTACTTAGCGAATCCCTGCAGATAATCACTGGCATCCTTGTGGGACTCAAGCTAAGCTGTACAGATGTTAACCCAATTAACGGTATGTACCTCTCCGCTTAAAATAGGTGCCCCAGTTCACTTATAGTGGCTATCATTGATAGTTGCCGTGATTGCTGGGGCTTTGATAAAGAGCCGACAAAGATAAGTACGACGCCAAGCTATCTAAATAACTTGCTGAGTACGTTATCTCTTTTGGTATTGCACACCGATGATGTACAACCTGAACCCATCATTGGGCAATCAATTAGTTCTTGGTCACTACGTATCTTATCATATATCTTGCACTTACGCTGACCGATAGCATTCGGTTCAGCTAAGTGTTCACATTGATAATCTCTTGTCTTCTTCATTATAGTGTATGGACAAGGTCCTTGCTCACAACAGAATCCACATTGAACACAAGGTATTTCATTGAAGCCAAAGTAGCTATCCATAGCATCTTGGACTTCAGTAGCTTTAGCTTTAAGCTTAGCCTCAACTGCTCGTTTATGTCTTTTGCGGTTAAACTCTTCTTCAGACATAGGTGTTGTATCTCTATGTAGACTTACATCTGATTCTGCAAGCTTAAGATACTCTTCATAATCACTCATAATCACCTCAATTTAGATTAATATAAGAGTGATGAGCCAATACTTTGATTGACTCATCATCTATGTTATTGTGACCTATCACTAAGGCAGAGATATTGATATCTATCACTTGCATCTCATCAACCTCTTTGCCTAATATCCACATACCTGTCTCTTCAGCTTGAACTGCGCTTATTCTTGCGAGCTTTACGCTTTCTTTGAACAATCTCAAGCTCCTTGCCCGCGAGATTCTGACTTCTCGGCACCCATAACAAGTGGGCACGCTCAAATACTTTATTAATGTGGCTAAGATGGGTATTAACCACTTGAATAGCTCTTTTAATATGAACATCTCTTACTTTCCAATCTCCATTAACTTGGTTCTTCACAAGCTGTGAATCTGTTTTAATGCGTATCTTATCCCTATGTTTAGTATTCTCTTTAATCCACGCTAATGAATGAATAAGTGCTTTATATTCCATTTGATTATTAGTGTGCTTACCTTCATAGTAGTGATAACCTATAGCTATCTCTTTCCCAGCATTATCAGTAACAATGAAACAAGTCTCACCGATGGTAGCATTATTACTACCACCGTCTACATAGATTGTATACATATCAGTTCACCGTACTATCATAGAAGATAGATGTTACCCTGATAGGACACTCATCCTTATCACACTGCTCACACTTATCATACTGCTCTTTAGTTGCAAATGCCTCTTTCCCTTTCTTTGCTAACTCTGGGTCTATCATTTCCATCAGTTTAAGCTCTTCAAGTGGTGTGATTGGTGTGATAACATTCATCTTCTCTTTTAACTCATCAAATAGCTCATTCATCTCTCTCATTGATTCATTAAGCTTATTATCAAGCTCTTTGTTCCTCTTATGGTGCTTATAATGAGCGTATAGTTGATGTATGCAAAAGAAGGTGAATAAACCATTGGTTATTGATAGGACTATAGCACCACTCAATGTTAACTCATTGATGTTGAGTATTATAGCTATCCACATTAATACTGTGAGTGCTATAAAGAATGATAATAAATGTATTTGTTTCATTGTCAAGCTCCTTAAAATAATGATAGTATAAAGTAATTAATTACAACATAAAGTACGACGCCGAACTAAATAAAATGACATAGATAATAAGAGGACAATACAAGCTGTGTAGCCTGTACTGTCCACATATACTTATTACTCTATCTCGGCAAGCTTATCTTGAGCCTTGGAGAGTAACAGTTCAGAGAGAGCAGGTGAACCATAGTAGTGAGAGTAGTACTTATCAGTCTTCTCATCCTTACGCTGAGGGACACCAAGGAAGTCTTCCTTACCCTGTTTAGACTTGACTATCTTCAAGCCGTACAAGGTGATGCGTAGACCGTCGCCACAATCCAGTTCAGCACTGAAGAAGGCTTTAATGTTCTCAAGGTCTACAGGGTTGAGATTGATGATAGTTATAGTTGGCATAGTAACCTCTAAGATTGTGATAGAATAGTGACCAAGATAAAGTACGACGCAAGCTAAAGTTGAAGGGGGGGTAGGTGTTGGTGGATAATATGATAAATAAAAAAAGTATCCCTCTATATTTGCGCCAAAATTTTTCAAAAACACTGAGCTCTGAGCTGGGAATGTCGGTTTTGTGTTGTTTTTCGTGTTTTTTGTTGGTCGTCGTACTTGTTTTTGCGTTTTTTATCACAAATCCTTCGAAAGGAGGACTTATGTCAATCAGGAAAGTTTGGATTCACATAGCCATTTCAGCCGCCTTGCGGTATGATACAGTGAAATGGACGGCTTATGCCATTTTGGTAGCCCTAGGTGTAATCCGGACGCTAGAACCAGTAGGGAATAGCGTGATTCCCGAAGTAATCCATTGGCTCAAATGGAAACCTGAAGCTTCTGGTTCGTTAAATAAAGCTATCGCGGACGTAATACGTCGGAAAGCACATTTAGGAATGAAGCTAATGGTGAGAGCCCCTTAATTTTTATAACCTTCTTTGTGAAGGTTAATACCTTCAAGGTAATGTTTTTTAACATAAAAGTCAAGAGGTAAAATTGATAAGCCATAGAGATTTTTTAATATCTTACGATATCACGCATAGATATGGGACAACGTTAGAGTTTAGACTCAATCATATGAGCGCTTATTTACTAGATTTTCTTGACGAACGTAAAATATTCGTCACAACGGAAAGCGTATTCATTAAATACATTGGGTCACGTCTTATCTTAGAACCTCGGGATAGTCCGAGCGGTACACCACAGGGCATTATTTTGCCACGACTCCTGAATCAAGTAGGGCCGAGCGAGAGAAGTAACCGGTTTACGGTGGATTTTGCGCCACGACCAGATATGAAGAAGAGCAAACTCAATTCATTACCTGCGAGCGAAACTGAACGAGGTGAATGGTCCGATAATTTTACTTTTTCAGATAGCATCTCCTTCAGAGATGAGGGAGAGCTACTTGAATATACCAATGGTATCTGCAGAGCAATGCTTGACTTAGTTCAAGGATTCTTAGATACATTAGAAAAACCAGATAAAGCAATCACTCTATTTATGAAATAACGGAGGACTCATGTCTGAACATAATCAAGACCAAAGCGGTAGCGGTGAGAACCAAAACCAGGGTGGTCAGAATAAACAGCAAAACCAAGGAAAGAAAGGACTCTTAGAGTACTATTTTACACCTTATAAAAGTAATGCTGTCTTTCAGTTGATTACTCAGCACCCCGCTGTTACACGTTTTATAGAGCAACAACCAGGTCGTGTCTTTAGAGCCAGCAATGGCTACAGGATAGGGCTTGGATGGCTATACCCAGAATGGAAGATGTCTAACAACATCTTATACCTTGACGGAACAGGTGGCGAGGAACTTGACAAGAACGATGTCACAAGATTTCCTGTGGATGGTGAAGTTTACAGAGATGGTCAAATGACACTAGTCAAGACTGCCCTCGTTGAACTTGTTAATAATGTCAAGAAAACATTCGGTGATGTCTTAAGGCTCAAACCAGAACGTCGTAATCCGCGAATTGTGCTGGCATAATTGCTGAATTTTTTGTATATTCCTTAATTAACTTATTCTATTAATCGAATAAAAGGAGGACACTTATGTCCAAAATCACACATCTCGGCTATCATCTGGACCAATATGGAAGAAATTTCATATTCCAGATTGAGGAGCAGAGTGACCAGGTAATCAACTTTATCAAAAGAGTTGGTGTCTTCGAAGCTTCGAACGGTTGGAGAGTCATGATTGACAAACAACCTGAGATAGACCTTGATAATAAGGTTATCTATCTTCAGGGTCGGAAGTCAGGAAAAGACGACTACATCCACAGGAACCAAAAGGTTGGGCCTGAGAAAGAAGTTAAGAAGATTTGCGGAGCGATTGACAGAGCGCTCGCAGAGATGGTCAAAGAAGCTAAGTGCGGAACTAGAAGACCGTTCAAAACCTATGACACTATGGTTATAGACTTGAGCGAATTCGATATGTTCGCACCTGTTAGAAGAGAAAACCGTATAATTATTTATCGGTAATTTTCAGTAGGGCTCCCTTAACAGGGGAGCTCATTTTTTTTATATGGAGTAATGATGCGATTAAAACATTGTAACAGCTACGGCTGTACGCAAAAGCTCCAGACTGTCGAAGAAGTCAAAAATCGCATTTGCGAAACCCACAGAGACGCCCTTCAATACGAAGATTCCTATGTTGGAATATGTTGGCACTGTGGAGCTATCACTCTAGTTGAAGATAGACAGTGGTGCAGAAAGCAAAAAAAGTACTATATTGAAGCAAAAACGGTCTTTAGTAAAGGGTGCAAGCTCTGTACTGGAGACGAAGAGAATAACATAAAGTGGATGAATATCCCACCAGAGATAGGAACCCACGCTATCACAGAGATTACGAATCAAAATGATAGACTAATCGTAGATTATCAACCATCAATATCACCCAGTTAATTTATTAACCCAAGGAGGATAAATGGCAGATAAAGAACAACAGCAAGGTACAGCCTTCTCTCAGGCGTCCGCATTGGTTAAAGCACTCGCAGACTTATCAATAATGAATGATGAAAATCTCAGAGGCGCAGTGACGGAACACATTACGTCCATTTACGATGTGCGTACTCCGAAGGAGAAGATTAAGTTGAGACCTGATGGGCTTGATTATATTGAGTCCAGCTGGATGGATAAGACTTGGAAAGGGTATGCCCCACTATATGAGTATAACCTACTCGTACATAACGAGTCTTTAGGGTTTATAGATATAATCGTAAGCCTAACTGATAGAATTACTGGAAATAAAGAGCTTGGAGCAGGCTCAGCGCGTATCCAGACAAAGAGAGATGACCCAGATTATATACTGGATAAAGGTAATAATCTAAAGGCAGCTCTTACTAACGCGATAAAGAATGCTCAATCGAAATTCGGTGTCGGTGCCGACGTGTATGGCAAACGTGAAGAAACCAAAACTGACGAAGAGAAAGCTAGATTTACGTCTATGCTGACTGATATCAGGCGAATCAATTCTACCCGTGCTCGTCTATTTGAAGAGCAATGGAATGAACTAGGTGTCGACTTCACGGAATTTCTCGACCAATGGGATATCTACCTACGTCGAAACATAACTTCAGCAGAAAAGTCCAGTGGACACGCTGCTACTGATGACAGCGTAGTAACTGGAGTGTCATCAAATAAAAATCAAAACAACATCAAGCAAAATGCTGCAGATACAAAGAAACAAATTCTTTAATTACTATAAGGAAAAAACTTGATGTCTAATTTAATAAATCCGTGGGAAATGGTTAGCGACTTAAATGAAGCAGTCATCCCACAATTTACTCAAGCCAAGTATATGATTCTGCGTATCGCACCGCCGAAAGGCAAGGACATACATGCAGGACTATTAGCCACTTGTGGTTTAGTCTCGTATATTGGTGAGAACGAAACAGAAGTGAAGATGATAGAGGCCTCAGAGGGCCCATCTGGATATGAAATTACATTTCCAAATGGAAAGCGTGGATTAACTGCTACCAAATATCGTGGTCCTAAATCATGGTATAGATTCCGCAAGGCTGACGGTAGCTGGTTTCAAATCGGTTCAAACAACCGTGACACTGGTATAAACGAAAAATTTACACCAGCTTACGCTGAAAAACACCTAGCATCTTCAATCAAAGGTTGGGACCAGATGAGTGAAGCTGACCGCGAAGGCTCGGTTAACGACTATCTTTACGATATGTTTATGTTTGCCTTAGCGCTTGATTTCAACTTAAAGGTTGAAGGAGATAACATAGAGATGCCATTTGTAGGAATGGTGTCAGACTTGTATCGTCGGTATACTCCACCTAAAGAGGGCGAGAAGTACGGTAACACCGTAATTACAAAGTTCGCTCCTTCTGAAGGTAGAACTACTCTATCTGGAGATTACACAAAGGTTGACGCAGAAATAGCGGTCGCCATCCATGAAAAGATTCAGGAAAGAAGTGAAGCTCGCTTTAATCCTGCTGATTTCACGGAGAAAGAAGCAGAGGAAGATGTAATCTAATGCCTAATTTCCAAGAGAATAAGGCTTTTGAGGTGGCCCCGAAAGGGGCTGCCGAACTCGTGGAAGTTATAACCTTGTACGAGAGGTCCGGAAAGAAAGTGCCGCCAGATACGGCTGCCGATTTATGTAATGAGCTAAATGACATAAATATTTTTGTAATCAAGATAGCATTAAGGGCTTATAAAGCCAAGGTAGCTCGGGAAAGAAAACCATATCATCCCAAGTATTTCATCAATTTGACTAAGAAATTAGCCAAGCGAATCAAGAACATTCCTGAGTCGTTTCACGAAAGAGAAGAAGACTTAATAATACCAAATTTAGGTAGGGCAATATGATTTTTACAAACTCTTTGCATAGCTTAGAGGCAGAGCAAAAAGTGCTGGGGTTCTTCTTTAATCGCCACATAGAAGAAGATAAGAGGATGCAGTTGCTGCAACTCGTTCAACCAGAACACTTTACCGATACTCGTGCATCATTTCTTTATGGAGTGATTAAACGTTATCGTGTTTTTGACCGAATAGTGTTGTGGGATAAAATCAAGTCACTCAAAGAGGTAGAAGAGACCGACATTGAGTGGAAGGACCTTGAAGACATTAATGACCTCACTGGAACTGAGGATATCGACGGTTATGTCGAGATACTCATAGATAGATACCAGAAGCGTGAGATGCACTCTTTCGGGAAAGAGATACAGCACGCTATGACAACTGGTGAAGACCAATATGAAATAGCCTTAAAGGCGCAATCGTTATTGCAAAAGATTAGCTCTAACGTTGCTATTGACACTAATGAAGAACTTCTAGAAAAAGTTCTGAATGAAGACCCTGGAGAAGTAATATCAACAGGGTATAGGCAAATAGATAATTATATCGGAGGATTCGCCCGAGGTATGATTGTTTCAATTGCTGGCGATAGTGGTCATATGAAAACGACACTGGCTTTAGACCAATCGTTTAAGATGGCTGAACTAAACCCGTCGCTAAAGATTGGTATCTTTTCGAAGGAGATGTCATCAGAGAGCTTAGTTAAGAAACAAATCTCTCGCATCTGTAAGATTCCAATAGCTAATATTTTCTCGCAAGATTATGACAAGGAGTATGTCAAAAGGAAAATGATGGAAGTGCCTGCCTGGAGGGAGAATAGGGTTCGTATAATCAACCCGAATTCGTTTTCTGGCGTAGGGGACATAGCCCGTATCCAGATGACCCACAGGTTTGACATATGGTTTCTCGACTTCATTCAATTGCTGGAGTTTGCAAGACATGCGAATTCCTCATCTGATTATAATATCCAGATTGGGCAGAATATGCGTAATCTGCAGTCGCTTGCACTAGCGACAAAGTCCGTGGGTATTATTCTAAGTCAGGTGAAGAAGGGCATTGAATATCGGAAAATCAAAAGGCCTACTATCTCTGACCTTGAATGGTCGGGACTAATCAAGCAGTTATCATCCTATATATTCTTCTCATATTATCCTGGGAAATACTATGGATTTGACAAAATCGCTGATGACCATTACTATCTCATAGCTGAGAAAACACGGTTTTCAGAAACTTTTGTTTATCCTATGCAGGTCAATCCTGCACTTGGTATATTCACCGAGATAGAAGATGCTACTGACAGACGAGCCCGTGTTAAAGCCTTACGAGATATCACAGAAAATCAAACAACTTTTCAAAAGAAAGGAAACGCGTATGACGACATCCAAGCCTCTAATCCAAGAGCAAGTACTCTCTGGTAAGAAGTTACCTCTTAATACGCTCTTAACATATAATATTGACCGAGACTCTCTGGTAATCCCAGATGAGATTCGCGATAAAGTACTCGTAAAATTACGCAATGCCTGGACGAAAGCCGCAGGTAACACTTTAGATAAGTTCCCAAATATAGCGCTGTTGTCTGATATTGATTGGCGCTGGATAACTGACCGAGGTAAGCTCCCAAAACGTATTAGGAGCTTCATGCACAAAGAATTTGATTTCGAAGTGTCTGAGTATATCCAATCTGAAATTGGCAATATATGTCTCAACGAACTTCCAGGTAGTCAAGATTATTACTTTGACATAGCTACTAAACTAAACTGGAGAAATGGTGATTTCGGCGACCACCAGAGTTGCTTTCTTAATGTAAGTGGCTCTCCAACCTCCGAGGTTAGTACTATGCAACGCGATGGCAGATTCAAAGCTTTGAGGTTCTTTAGACCTTTTGAGTCTGATGTAGCCCAAAACCATGCCAATGCCTATGATGGTGTATCTTATACACAAGATGGGCAACTATATTTGGGAGTCTCTAGAGCTTGGCTCTTTAGAGCTACCGATGACTCCACCGTTTTATTTAACTCCTATGGCTATAATATGTCAATGTCTGCTGATATACTCAGTAGATATTTAGGAATGCCTAAATATAGTGTAGGAATAGATGAGACAGATATAGGTGTTAACGGTTCTCATGGTTATCTTATAAGCAAAGATAAACCTACTAACGAATGGATTGACTTCGACGTCTGGGATGGTGACCATTATGGTGAGTATCCTGATGACGAAGAAGGCGAACCACTTTATATGTAATCATAATTTTATCAAAGAAAGGAGGAAGGTATGCCACCTAACAAGAGTTCTAAGTCGAGGGTAAAAGATTTTATCAAACTTAGAAAAGGTCTGCCTCCAGTCGATTACAAGTTTTTACAAAAGGTCTGTCGGGCTCCCGTCTCTTATTTTAAGATTCACGGGGATTACGGACTAACTCCAGGCGGTCCCCTTATCTATAAAGATAATGGTTCAGACGTCTTGGCAGTTGCCCACCTAGGTATAGTTGAGAAAGCTCGACACTTTTCAACTACCAAATTATCGCACGATGAGTATGTCAACTGCCCTACCCTTAACGGGCGTATGGGAGCATATACCATTTTGCAACATCTCAAAAGAATGGATATAGTCCCCGACATCCTGCTAACTACAGGCGGGGATAAGTGTCAGAGTACAGCAATGTATTTCACACCTCCGAAGGGTAAGACATATAACTGGGTCTTTTCCTTTGATAATGAAGGAGGAGACGTGGCTTTATATGAATATTTTGACTGGGAGATGAGAACTATTTTAGAAAGAGCAGGATGGAAGGTGAATCACGGGGACTATAGTTGTATAGCCGAGTTGGAACACATGAGAGTTAAGGGCTTTAACTTTGGTTGTGGTATCGAAGATGCCCATAGCTTAGATGCTAGGGTTTCTCTCAATACTTATCTTACGAGCATGAAAAAGTTCGAGAGATTTTACAAACAAAACTTTAACACTCACTATCCTCATTTACCAAAATATAATATATGGACTCAAGATGAAGGGTTCGCTTTTATTCATAAACCAGGAGCTGTGCCTTATCAGGATACTTTCACAGAAGAAGAAATCGAGCTCATAGAGCATATCGATAATGATAATTTAGTGCCAGACCATATGACTAGAATAACACCTTTTGATATTAAAGAGACCATACACCACCGCGAGAACATCGCAAAACAACATTTCGTAACTGAACCATCACTCTTTGATGATGTTGGAGTGGATAAACAGAAAAACAAGGAGAAGGAAACTTCAAAGGAACAAGCCTCAGGGATTAAGTTAACTGGAGAAATCGAGTTAACATTTGAGGAGACAAGTTCCGTAGTACATCCGGGAAGTGAAGATGACCCAGATGGAAGCCTGATGCAGGCCCGTAAGCCTGACGAAACAGTTCGTGTTATTCATTCTGACTCAGAGGACTTAGAGAAAGCTATCAAACTAGCGGAGCAAGAAGAATCGAAAGGTAAACAAACCATAGGTCCCACGATTAACTCAAATCAAAGAGAAAACAAATCATCTAATTTTATCATTGTTAAACCTAAGGGACGAGTAGTAAGTATTATACCATTAGGAAAGATAACAGAAGATGAACAAGAATATGACTACATCCAGCGAGACGACGGAGTTTGGGAGTGGAGACCAGTTAAGCGACTCAAAACCGCAGAAACTGAGCTCGTCTTCTAAGACACTCCACCACCTCATGCTTGAACAACTACTATTAAACACAGAGTTAGAAGAAAGCGGGGGAGATATTACTGATGGGCAAGACTTAATTTGGCTATCGAAAGATATAGAGATTAAGGATAAGCTTGATTCTTACGGATACCTAATTGATGAGCTAGCCGCCGAGAAAAAGAAATTGGCTTATATTAAGGCTAATGGCGTCCAAAGAGTCTCAGAGGCAACACGAAGAGTTGAGAAGCTCACTCAGAAGCTAAAGTCCAGGCTTAATTATCTCTCTAAAGGTGAGCCCTTAAAAGGGCATTTATATTCGTTTCACCCATTTAATTCAAAAACGCGCACTGCCGATGTTGAAAAACTATCATCAAGTGAGACTTACCTCACGATAGAAATAAGGCAAGACTATTGGAATGACCTGATTACGGCGTGGAATACGGAATCGCCAAGACAGGGAGCAATTCCTCACTCTATCAAGAAGAGAGCTGGGAAGGTATCGGAACTCCCCGAAGACCACTCAGCTATAGAAACGGTTTTAACTCCGAGCGTGCGAGTAAGTTGACCCCACAGGGGCTCAAGGTGTTGATAGCCATAGAGTCCATAGGACATATCGTTATCATTTAGTATGCTATCACATTAGAAGTATTCTCAGTGACGAGCGCCACGAATTGTCGGCAAGGGTCTAGTTAGACACAGTAACCACCATAATTGTTGGTCTGTGCATTTGGCGCGGTTCGTCTAGCGGAGCTATGGAGATGATTTCCAGTCATATCGTCTGATATCAGAAAGGACAATCAAGCAAGGACATTAGGCCCCTCAACCTGATAACTGGGGTTCGAATCCCTGACCGCGCACCAATCCATTAATCAAGAAAGGAATCAAAATGAAACTACAGGATTGTTTCTTTGTACGTTCAACCTTAGCTGATTTAACGCAAACTGAAAGGGAAAACTTCGATGGCAATAGATATGTAGGGTGTTATGCACTTTACATACCCGTAGACCTTAAAGACTATGGCCCACTTAGAATAGCTGGAACAACCGTAGATATAGGAGATATGGTTCTTATTAGGTCTTGGGAAGCTCCCTATTCTTATAGCAACGATAAATTAGGTCAGTTCAGGGTAGGCCCAATACATTCTCTTGACCCACAAGACTTTAGGAATAATGTTAATGCAGAGAATTTTATGATTATTCCAAGAGATAAGCAAGGGCTTATTGATGAATATAATAAGGCAATCGAGGCAGCTGAGGAGATAGATAAACGAATAGGGTGGATGGAAGCTCGAGGGGAAAAGCAATTTTCTGAGAAAGATTACAAGACAGAGGAAATTATTTTAGCCCTAGATTGTGGGCTTTCAGAGGAAAATGAGGACAAATTGAAAGATTTACTAAAAATAAACATAAAAATTTAACAACAGTATTGACTTTTACTGTCCTTTTGATTATATTCCCGCGCGAGCGGAAAATATTTTATTCTATAGTATCGGCATCTCTGGTTCATTTCCCGCGCCATCGGGATTCTCCTACCAGAGGTGCTTGGTACTTAATCTTTTTTTTAGGGAAGCAATGATAAAATTTTATAGAGCCCCAAGGTACATCCATAACAATTATGTGTCCTGGAAAAGTGACACTAAATATGGTAGAAAAACGTTTATTAATAGGGCAGAGGACTCAGAAGAGAAATACTTTAACGATGTGGATGATACAGGGACTACTTTTACCAGTAGCCAATATGGACGTATATTGGAAACTACAGGGATGCCGTTCTCGGCGAATCTTATACAACCAGTAGCTAATCAGAAGCTTGCAATCTTAACTCAGACTAAGCCTTCGACTAAGGTTATGTCCTTAGACGGTAGAGCTAAGCAACATGCAGCGGTCTTAGATAAGATGAAGTTTGCTGTAATGTATCACGGTAAGGCTCAAATGGAAATAGAGTCTATGATTAGGGATATGCTCATAACAGGAATGGGCCATCTCATGGTAGTGCCTATGAGCGCATATCAAGGTGGGCTATTTAATACTGGCATAACCTATGTCCCATTTGATGAAGTTATACTTGATATAAATGCTAAGAAGAAAAGCTTAGAAGATATGGAAGGTTTCTTTATAGAGAAAGCGTTCACAGAACCTAAGTTCTTAATTCTATACGCAGATATTATGGCTAACCTTACTGACCCAGCTACAGGTGAACCTGTCAGCCATAAGACTTTTACTAATACAACTTGGATGGAAGATAGGTTATCAGATAAGCAAAAGGTTACCACTACTATGTGGAACCAAGACAACTTTGTTGTTGTCAGAGAGTATTACGAAAAGATTTTTAGTACTATGTATGTAGTACCAAATCCTGAGACAGGTATATACCAATACTTATTCCAGGAGAATATGGACCTAGACCAAGAGAGTTTATTATCGATGGCAGTACAAACCTTTCCAGGTATGTACATCAAGAAGACACTTGTATTCGGTGATTTTGTAACGTGGGAAGAAACTATGCCCGTAACAACCTGGCCACTTGTGACTTCATTCTTCGAGTGGGGAGGTCGCCCATATCGTTCATATGGAATGGTGCATTTTACTAAAGGCATGTCAGATGCCTTCGAGAAATCTATGCAGATAATGGTTCTCAATGGAATCCTTGCCAATAACTCCGGCTGGAAAGCCCCTAAAGGCTCAATTGCCGAGGAGGATAGACCTAAATGGGAAGATTATGCTAATAATCCTAGAGTTATCAAAGAGTATGTACCAGTGGTCAGGGAAGGGCAGGTATTTATACCAGAGAGAGAAACCCCAGCTCAGATTGGGAACTTCTTTCCTTACCTTCTAGACTTATTGAAAAGTGGTATAGAATACTCTACGGGTATAACCCCTATACTTCAGGGTGATGCTAGTGAGAGTGGAGTTGAAGTATTCAGCTCATTACAGCAATATCAGAACGCTGCGATGCAGCGGATTATGCTAAGTACTACACATATAAACCAGACTATGGTTGACCTTGGTCAGGTTCTTATAGAGTACTTAACTTATAATATTGGCCCTGAGAACTATACATTCTTTGATGAAAAGGGTAACCTAAACGAATTAGACCTAGCAAAAGAAATTGCTAATGATATTAAGTTGCATAGGTATTTATCGGTAGCAGTGCCTTCAACAGCAATGCCTACCCAGAGATTAGCCACAGCAACAGAGCTTATGAAAATAGCTCAATCATCTCCTGACCCTGTAGAGCGTAGCCTGTATACACAGACCGCCATGGACTTGTCGGAGATACGAGAGTTTGACGATTTACGTGAGAAACTGGATGTAGTTAAGAAAACAAATGCTCAACTGGCGCAACTACAACAGGCTTACGAAAGACTAGAGGAAACATCAAAACAGATGGAAAATAAATATATCAACATATCCCTCGAGAATAGGATTCTTAAGCAAATGATGGGTAAAGAAAAGCAGATAGCGGAAGCTTATGCTAAGATGGAAACTAAAATATCAATTGCTGAAGACCTTGCGAACAAGGATTCGCAGGACAAACAAAAACCGAAAGAAGGTAAATAATGCCAGAAAACACATCTACTAATGCCGCGACATCTGACTCTTCGATAGACATAGACGCTATCTTCGGACCAGAGCCAGGTAGTGAAGGCTTAAAAGATGCAGTTGACACGCCATCGGGTAACGATGGTTTACCTCCAGTAGAGTCTGAAATCTTCGACGGAGTAACGAACGTCGGACGAACAAACTTTAAGGGACAAGATAATACGCCTAGAAACCCTCAGGAAGTGATTGCGCGATTACAATCTGAGAGAGATAAGGCGCTGTCCCAAGTGAAAGATTGGGAAACTCAGGCCTCCAACTGGAAAACTGCAAACGATTTCCTAGGAGAGCTTGAATCAGATGCTGATGTCAGACGTGCATTTATGCACGAATTGGACCCTGAATTAGTTAAACCAAAGAACCCTTATAGTCTTATTAAAGAGACGCTCGGGGAAGAGTTTAAGGACTTTACTCCTAATCCTGATGAAGCGAATGTATTTGGGTCGAAGACCTGGATGTACAACCAGAGAGCTAATGACCTCTTAACAGAGGCCAAAACTAAATGGGCCATACCTGAATCCTTAAAGGGTCTCAGGGAAAAGCGTAAGAAAGATTCAGATACAGCTAATGCTGCAGCTTTGAAAGAAAAGCAAGATATAATGACGGGCATGAGCTGGGATGATAATACATGGAGCGGATTTGCTACGTGGATGCAGTCTTCGAAAGGAGAGGATTTCGCAAAAATCTATTCTTATATCTTACGTAAAGGTGGAAAAAAACCAGGTAACTTAGCGACTCAAAGAGGATATAATATTAATAGTAACGCCGCTGGTCATTTCTCAGAACTTGACCCATTTTTTGGCGTTACCAATCCACATTAAACTTTTAGGAGTTAAATAATGCCAACTGCTAATGATTATACAATTACGTATTATCAAGGGCAACCTGTCGTAGACAATATTCCTAGTACGTTTAGGGAGTATGACCGAAGAACTGCGCTGTTAACTTACATCTCAGAAGGTCGTGCTAACTTACTTAGACTACTTTGGGAATATGCTCGTCGTTCTGGCGCATATGTATGCCGTGACACTGAAAGTCGCTGGGGTATCGAATATGGAAGGCTTGCAAAAATCTTTCATGCTGCAGATTCAGAAGAATCTTCAGGAAGCGATGACCTTAACGATATCTTCGTACTCACAAATGCTGAGGCAAGAAGATTACAACCTAGTGATATACTCAATAATATGGGTTTCTGGGTTAAGATGGACGCGTCCACGGGACGTACAATGGCTGCTGGAACTGGTGAAGGAATCAGAGCTAAAACCTCTGTTTACTCACTACCAGAGCAGGTAAAGGTTGTAGAGAATTTTGGAGATGACTCCCACAGTGCTGGTAAGACTAAAATAAGAGTTCGTAGAAACTTTGGTGGAGCAGCCCCAACAGGCGTCGGCCATGCAGATACTACGGTTGACTTATCAAGTCCAAGCCCAGCATACTCTACAGATGTCGGCGTTCCATTCTTATGGAAAGCTGGTAACTCTATCCCAGAAGGTCGCGATGACCAATGGACATACAATGATGTTGATGAATACGATTACAATTATGCTCAGATAGTTATGAGAAAGTGGTCAGCCACTGAAACAGAGCAGAATGTAGACCGTTTCTTCACTAGAGAAAAAACCTTTCAGAGAAATGCAAGACGGACCCTTGAAGAGTTTGCTAGAGAACTTGATTCTATAGCAACTTTTGGAACAAGAAAAACTGAAACAGAGAATGGTCGTAGAAAATGGTACACTGGCGGAATCTTGGAATTCATTCCTGAATCCAACAAAATACCTTATGACGATTCATTGTTCCAGACTAAAAACTTTAACAACCAGCTAAAGGATATGTTCTACTATGGCTCTCAGACCAAACTAGTCCTCTGCGGTGCTGATTTCTATACGAAATTCAGCAATATGATTGATAACAAAATCGTACTTCCTGCAGCGGTTAATGGCTGGGGAGTTGAGCTTACAAGATTCTCCGCTACAAACGGTGGAACCTTATTGCTTGCTCCTTCTGATACTCTATCCTTACATGGAATGTCAGATTATGCTATCGTAATTGACCCTGCTCACTTTCAGTATGGACACTTGCAGAACATGGACATCAAGACAATTGCTGTCGAAACTGTAAACCCACACGAGATGGAAGGCGAGATTTATGGTCAGATTATATTTAAGAGAACAAATCCACAAGCACATTGGTGCTTTGTAAGTGCTGCTAGCTAATAAATAACGAAAGAGACAAAAATGGCTGATATAGGAACAATACAAAAAAATGTCAACAAACCCTTAAGAATGATGGGTATGAAGTCTACTACCGTTGAAGGCCCGATTTTATATTATGAGTATGGTACATTCACAATAGCTAATGCAGCTACTACAGGTGAGCTACCAACTGATTTAACTAGAGTTATTGGTCTCATTTTGACACCAATGAATGCTTATACAGCGACAGCTTTAGCTTACTCAGACCTCGTTATAACATCGAGTGCAATCACTGTACAAAACGTAGACCCAGGCAATGCCGCTGGCGCTGCCTACGCTTATCTTATGATAGGTACTGTTGAGAATGAAAGTTAAGGAGGTAATTCATGGCTAATAGAAGAAGTAAAGTTATGGATGCTCCTGTAAATCCAGCAATAATGCCAGGATTCGTTATGATAGCTGACACCGTTACTTTAACGGCTACTAAGGCTCTGACAATCGTTTTCCCTGCATATACTATAGTTGCAGTAGTTGCCTCGTCAACTGCCGATACTGATGCAGAGAAGATTGTTTGGACCTCAGCTGTTTCCAGTAATGTTGGAACTGTAACGTTTACTGCAACATCAGCTGGTGCAACCAATAAATTTAGCTATATCATCTTAGCGTCAGTGACAGAAACAGTTGCTGCTAACGCTATTACGGATGATACAAGCGAAACGCCTATAACTTAAGGAAAGACTATGGCAACACCCAACTTAATACAGTTAAGTCAGGATTTAGCCTATAAGTTACAGGACCCCGCTGGTAGTGGAACGCTACCTGGGGAACGTTGGACTGCAGATGGAAGGCTCGGGTATATCACTCGGGCCTACCGTCGCTTTTATAGGATACTGACACAGCTCTACCCAGAGCTAACATTTATGGTTTTTAAGTCGAACTACAAAGTAAGGTCGACAGATACCACTGATACCAGTGGAACCTTCGATGTCTCAGCTTACGAAGAGATATACGAAGTTTTTTGTAAAATGCCCACAGACGAAGAGTGGAATAGGGCGACATATATTACCCCTAAGGATTATGTCAGCACCTTTACTGGCTATAGTGATTTCTATACCCCAGATTATAATTCCTCTACTTTTTATTGGAGCGTGATAAGTAATAATATATCTATTTTGCCCCAAATACAGTACTCAATCTTCTATTCTTATAGAGAAGATGACTCTTCAGACTTCGTCTACAACACAGGAACAGACCTAGTTATGGACCCCACCTTTTGGGATATCCTTCTAAGTTTAGCTGCCGCTGAAGCATACATGGACATAGGCCAAATGGATATGGTAAATATGTACAAAGCAGATGTTAGTGAACAACTGCAAGTTTTAGCAGTCGATAAACAACAGAAGGAAAAAACTGATGAAATGGATTAAATATGTTTTACTTGGGCTTCTCCTTACAACTTTAACTGAACCTATTTTCGCTCAGAAAATAAGGTTCCCTACTAACGTTAGATATGTAGCGGGAGGTTACACTACAAACAGAACACCATATTTTAATTCCCTAGAGTATACATTAAATAACGTAAAACCCTTCGCTACCGCAGAAAACCCTTATGTATTTTGGGTTGATAGCGATACTTTACAAATCCATGACTGGGATTCAGTGTTTACTGCATCTGGTCTAACTATGAAAGATAGCATTGATATATACTATGTTGCAACAGGCAAGGTTAAATGGGGTGGTTTTGCAGCTCAGGGCACGGGAGGCGGTGGTGGAGCTGTTATTGTCGCTCCAGAAGGACTTACTACCCATTACAGTCTGTGGACTTGGACCGGTCAGTCTAGTCTTGCCACCTGGCAAACACGTCTGGGACTCAATGCGGACTCTATCGACCTTAAGCTATGGGAACTCATTGTTTATACCGATTCGGTCTACCTTTATATCGAGAATGATACCCTTAAGTTCAGAGCGGGTTCCTTGTCGGCTAGCGGGTGGAACCCAGATACAACTACAGTGGTTCGTACCACAGGTAATCAAAGTATAGCTGGTGATAAAACGCATACAGGTGGATTACTAATGGGGGTAGGTGGTTATTTAAGGTCACCATCTGCTTATAGCGCAAGCTATCATTGGTGGAGAACAGCTAGTGGGTTATATTACTATAACGCAGTAGATACGCTTCTAAACCTATTTATTGATAATGAAACTGGTGAGCTAAGCAATGATTCGCTTATTACTTGGCAGAATATAAATGATGCAGTTAAAGATAGTATGTCTACTAAATGGTGGTTACAGTTCTCACTGGACTCTGACCCAGCGCATAGCGAGGGTAGAATATTCTACGATTCTAGTGCTCATGCTTTATCAGTTTATAATGATGAAAGTGAGGTAAAGCTAAGTGTAGGCTCAGAGATATATATTAGAGTTTATAATGCAAGCGCTACAGATACCATCTTTAATGGTTATCCTGTGTATCCTTCAGGAGTAGCTGGAGTAGAAACAGGTGCAGTAAGTATAGCAAAGGCAGATGTCGATGCTACTTCTAATGTAATCGGTTTAGCTACACATGATATTGAACCACAAACATTCGGGTATATAACCAGATTTGGTTATGTGCATGACTTAGTGACAACTGGTATGACGCCAGGCGGAACGGTATATTTATCTGCTACAATAGCAGGAGGTTTAACAACTACTAAACCTGATGCCCCAAATACTGCAGTACCCCTTGGTGGGGTCACTAGGGTAGATGATGATTCAGGTTCTGTGTTTATTGTAATGGATAGATTTAATCCTATCAATGGCTATACAGCCATAGGGTTTGTAGATTCATCTTATACTATAGACCTTACAGTTAGCACTCCTCTACAGATTACAAATGCTAGCAATAACTTATTTATAGAGAACTCAGATATAGCGCATGATGTGACTTTATCTGGTGATTCATTAACGCTAGTTGATGCTGGTGTATACATTGGTGTGATAAGCCATAGTTTCCAGGGAGCTAATACAGGTATATATAAGTTTTTTGCTAAACTAGATGGTACAATTATACCAAATGCTGCAGCTAATAGATTAACCTCGACAGCAGATGTAGGAAATGTTGGATATAACTTTGCGGTTAAGTGTACTGCAGGACAAGTTCTTACCTTTTGGGTTGAGAACACAAATAGTTCTACAGACGCTACTATGATATCTTCAGCTGTGATAGTATATCAGGTGCGGTAATGAAGAAATTTTTAGCAATATTGTTATTAACAACCACCAGCCTATTTGCACAGATAGGAGGTTCAGGTACATATGCTGACCCATGGGAAATAAGTACCCCTGGTCAGCTTGACACCGTACGTCTCTTTATCCAAGATAGTACTGGATATAAAATATTTGAGCTTATAAATGATATTGATTGTGATGGGGTTACTTGGATGGATGGTGACACTTTATTCCAAGGGTACATGCTTGCAGCATCAGATACATTTCAATTTGGTGGCAATAATTTTACTATCTCTAATCTTGACTTAAGGTGGGACACTACGGCGCATGCTATAACTGGAACAAAAACTGGGGGGCGTACTGGATTTATTGGTAGAAAGATACAAAGAAGTTATTCAGATGAGGATACCTTATTACATGATATCACTTTCGATAATGTTAGAGCGTTTTGGGATAGCACTCAAACTAATTCTGCTGCCGAACAGCCAAGAGGTGCGATAGGAATTGGGGAACTACCATCTAGTTCAACTTTCTGGGCTGAAAATATGCTTTATAATGTTAAGTTTATTAACTGTGTGATATGGTGCAATGCACCACTTGCATCTACTGCCAATGGAGTCGCAATAGTTATTGGAAGCCTTGCCGGAGGTAGTGCAGCTAATGGATATTGGGAGTTTATAGAAGTAGGTGTAGAAAATTGTATATCATATACGTACATAGGTAATCAGTTTAATGGTATGAGAAGTGGTGGTTTTGTTGGTTATCAAACTGCTGGAGCACAAAAATATACAAGATGTTATGTAAAAGATAGTTATATCTATCAACATATGAACCCTGCAAGATATGAGTTTAGTAAAGGAAGTCTTGGTATTTTTGCTGGTATTGTCACTTATGCTAGTATAACCCAAGATTGTTATATGTATGGAAATACTCTTGTAAGTAATGGGACTTATGGTGGTAACTCTGACCCAAGTGAATCTGGTGGATTCTGTGGGGCACAAACAGGAGGTGGGACTGGGAATGTATCTAGGATATATTTAGCTGGTAATACATATATAAGACAATTTGCTGCTGCTGAAACAGATTACAATTGTTGGTTTTCTCCTAGGTTCGCAGCTGGGCAGACACTTGTTGAAGACCATTATATAGATACCACTGGTTTAGCTGCAAGTGATTGGAACGATTTATATGAGGCTGCAACAGGCTATGCTAATCTAACTAGTGTTGGTGATACAGTTACTTCTCTTAACTCAGCAGAAATGAAGGTTGAAAGCAATCTTAACAACTTTAATTTTACTACCACTTGGCGTTATACTGCTGGTATAAATGATGGATTCCCACATCTGTTATGGGAATTACCAGCGATTGAGTTAACTGCTCCAGCTGGAGGAGAAAGTTTCGCTTATCCAGATACAATTGATATTGAATGGAGTGGTCAGGTTGATACAGCTTTAGTATATTATAGTCTTGATAATGGTTTTACTTATACTTTAGCTCCAGTTGACACTATCATTGGTGATACAATATGGATACCAGTTGGGTTAAGTAGTCAAGAGTTTAAGATTAGAATTACTACATTAGATAGTGCTTCTGTCAGCTCAAGCGGTACGTTTGAATATTTAGGGGTAACTCAACTTACTATATTAGAGCCTATAGGTGTTACTGGTATAGTAAATGATGGTACTTATGCAGATTCTATAGTGGTACAGAGCATCTTAGCTGATTCAGTTAATCTATATTATAGTTTAGATTCTCTTGATTGGGTATTAATAATAGAGAATGTCCCTCAGCCAGAGACTGTTGATACAGTGTATTACTATTGGGACCCTATCCCTCAAGTGTCTGGTAATATATGGATTAGAGCTACAACAGAGGCTGACACAAATAAATATGGTCCATTTGACTCTACCACAGTCGCTTTAAGTGGGGCCATGAGACCTTCTCAACCAGCGATATGTTGGACAAATGGTGGTATTCACAGTGCATTAAGAAGAGATTTTCGTTTAGATGTAAGTTGTGGTTGGTCTAACCCTACAATTCAATTAGTAACAGGATATGTTAATGATGATGGTGATGGTTTTAGTCATGTATATGTAGGATGTGCTAATCCTTGTCCTATACCAGTTTGGAGTACAATAGGGCATGTATATATATTCGATGCAGTGGATACAATAGAAACTACTTGGACTGAGTTTTATGATGAGGAGGGGACTACAGTTACCTATAAACAAAGATTATATTGGATAGGTGATTCTACATTATATATGAATGACCTGAGGAATGACATAGATAGCATTGCTTTAGTGGACCTTTCAACATATTATGCAGCTGTAAGTGGTACTGGTTGGACTGAAAACCCCAGGCTAGGTGTTTATAATGTACAATGGTCTAAGATATCGGGTGATACATTAGCGATAAATACAGATTTTGAGAGCTTAAATGATGTTGGATGGGCGCCTAAATTAATCATGACTGGTCAAAGGATACCTAATGCTCAATATGATGGGATAAGTTATGATTTGTTAGCTGCTCCCCCAAGTGGAGAATATGCAGAAGATATAGTGCTAGCTTATAGCGCTTTTAGTTACTTAAGATATTATTTTAGAGGAATACATCCAAAAATAAGGAAACATTAAAATGGCAAAGAAAAGAGCAAGTTTTGCTTTACCAGGTTCGTTTAAGCAACGTTCAACATCAGGTGGTGGTGGTAAAGTTGTTAAAAAAAGTGGTGGGAATAAAAAGAAAAGCACTAGACCTATCACGGTTAGACCTTCTACCGTATTAAGGATGAAGAAAAAATGAGTCAATTATTAACATTGTTAGCTCCAGCAGGTGGAGCGTGGAACGGTGACCCAGAAACTCTTTCACCTACCGAGCACTATAATGAACTGACTTGGACAGGTACTACTCCAAATGAATTCTGGACAGATGCTAAAGGTTTAACTAGAGGGTGGGATTTAGAAGCTGGTAGTAGGACTGCTTCAACTCAA